TCGTCCCAGAGGTAGTAATCAGTTTGTGTCCAGTCGCCAGGGCCTAGCATATCCAAATAAAACCCAGTAGAGACGGCGGCGGTCAGTCCGTTCATATTCGACCTCATCCCATAGTTAGCGATAGAGACGAAGCCCGATGTTTCGTTGCTGTTGTACGGATCGTCTTCCTCCGTCTCTCCGGCCACGTCTCGCAGGGAGGTTCCGTAGAACTGCAGAGGGACGGCCATATCGATTGAGCCGACAACGTGCTGGGCCACTGAGGCCGCCAGCGTAGAGCCAGCGCCAGTGACTTCAATGGTGGCAATAATCTTGCAGGCGTAACCGTACTTAGCCGGGTTAAACCAGGTCGTGTGGCAAGCCCCCCAGTCCTCGTCTAAGCCAGTGGAGTCGGCGTCATAGCCTTCCATGCGCTGCAGGTTGGTCATATTGACATACAACGAAGGCCCGGTCTCGCTAAAGATGGTGTCGTAGATAACGTTAGCGCTACTAAAAATTGAGATGAACGGTCGGTTCTGCTGCATGAGCAGAGAGTTAGAAATACCGCCGTCCGTGTTGCCGCCGTCAAAGTCAGGCTTTGAAATCGTAACGTAATAGAACCCAGTCCCGGGCAGGACGTAGTAACCGCCGTTTTCCATCCAAGGGCTTGACGCGGTTCCACCGTCCACCGCAGTGATGCCTGGGCGAACGGAGGTTTTCAAAAGTTTGCACTGCCGGACGTTAGTGTGCGGGTTAAGCCAGATTGCTGGCATCGTGCTTTGAGAATAGTTGACCGCCCCTTTGGCTAACTGGACGCGGATCTGTTCCGAAGTTATGCTGGCCGTTACCTGAAACTGCAGAATGGTTTGGTCGGCTACTGGTTGCCAATCACTCCAAGGCTGCTGGATGTTGAGATTAGTCCCTAGACTGGAGGACGTAAAGGTGTAGCCTGGGCCGGGTTGAATTGCCATGGCTTAGACAAGGTTGACGTAAGTCAGTGAATCCCAGCCTTCCTTAGAATATCGGACTTCGTAATTGACTTTATAAAGTGATCCGAACTCCTCGACGTTGACCTGAGATAGCAAGTTCTTGTTGCCCCACGTAGTAGCCCCAACCGGCGCCCAGGATGGAAGAAGAGGGAAAGTCGCGCCCCAAGAGTTAGTCGCCGTAGCTGTGGCAAGAAGCAAGTAAAGGGCCTGTACGAAAGACACGTCGTTGTAATAGACGATTCCGCTGTAGGTAGTGGTTGCCGCTAGGTACTGGGTCTTTCCGTAGAGGGTCTTAAAGTCAGGGTTAACGAACCCGATGAAGCGGCCACCGTTCGGCTTCTCAAAGCAAGAGCCTGCTGCGCCTAGATAGGCAGGGCCTTGGTTCCCAACGTTGGGCGCTAGGTTGTTCGGGGTGTCCTGCGTATATGGCGGCTCCCCGGCGATAGCCAAAGGGAACGGTGCGTAATTCTCAAAGAAGTTCGGGTGGCTAGTGATGTTCTCGGCGGTCAGTCCGTTAGCCGCAGACATATTCGGATTAGTCCTAGTGCCGCTATTAACGGTCGGGTCAATGCCTACGTAATCGATACGCATGGTAGCCATGCCCAGATCGTCGTAGGCGATGCTAGACTTGTGCGCCTTCAGGTATGAGAACGCGGCCTTTGGGAAAGCCTCGCCTCGGACGTTGATAGCCGGAGCACTGGCAGCGTTAACCTTGTAGGTGGCCGAACAGGTGTTCAGGCCGAAACCGTCAGACTGGACGGACCAGCCTGGTTGGAGGACTTTAGAGGTAAGGGCGTCGCCTTGATCTGATCGTGCCATAAGTTTTAGAGTCCTGCCTTCTGGATAGGCAGAGGCATTTCTTTGGTAAAGTCGGGTTGATTGATACCGCCAGAGCGGGGGGACATAGCCTTGAGGCCGTCCAGAATCTGCTGTTGAATGTCGGTCTGCCGCGTTAGGTTCTCAAGCACCGGGTTAGCGCCTACGCCAATCACGTTGGAGAAGCCAGCAGGGCCTTGGAAGGTGGTGTCTTTGAGGTTAGCGCCTGCAGCCGGGTTCTTCTTCATGTCCTCAGCGATAATGGCTTGGACTTCGTCTTGTACCGCCTTTGACCTCGATGCCAGATATCCTTTACTAGTGGTTTGAACTCCCAGCGCATTTACTCTATCCGGGAAACGACTCAAAATGTCTTTCCCCCTCGGATCGGTTTCCAAGAAGTTTCGAGTCACGTCCTCTCTGCTTGTTTTAGCCTCGGCTACAGTTTCTTTATCCTTCTTCTCGTTGTTGCGTTTGTTAGCCCAATATCGGTCTTCGGCAGACATCAGCTTGTTAGTTCCGTCAATGGCAGCCTGATTGGCGTCGTCATGCTTCTTCTGGTTTTCCTCAATCATCTTACCGATAAACGCCATGGCCGCACTGAGCAGAGCCATAGGGCCAAGAAATCTGAGGAAAATATCCTTAAAGGATGTTCCAAACTTATTGCTAATTCCGTCGAGCTGCTTTTCCAGACCACCGACGGCGGCCTTGGCACGCCCGGCTACCTGTTCGGCGTTGGTTGTGCCATCGATGCTAAACTTAACTGAGTTGCTCATGCGGGTTCGGTTTCGAGTTTAGCGATCAGGTCTTCGTCTTCCTTAGTCAATACCTTCATGTCAGCGCCTTCGCCGATTGCAAAGCAAGAGTGAAGCCAGATGGCCTGAGACTCTGGCATGGTCCACGCGCGCTCTTCGGTCACTCCGTGGTTCATTAAATTACAGACCACGGTCAGTACCCAAGGCATCCCGGTCGTGTTGGCGTGCTTGGCTTTCTTCTCCCAGAACTTAGGCCAGGACTCAATCAGGACGAACTCGGTAAATCTGGACATCTGCTTAACGAAATAGGTTTCGCTGTAGCTTAGACGGCTCAGGTAGAAACGGTCCTTCAAGGTCAGTTTGCCGATAGGCTCACCGGCACAGATTTTAACCGCGATCAGAAGGTCGAGCGGACGAACGTCCTTACCGGGCACAACGAACGGAGATTCGATGGATTCCAGCTGCAAACGACGGAGCAGAGAAAATGGGTCAACGTAACGACCTAGCACGACTAGGCGGCAGGGGTCCGTGAACGCGCTTAGGCAGCGCTTGTCCATCGGTTAGACGACGGCCTCGTAGCCGACGGCAGTTACGGTTACTGAAGAGTAATTTTTAACGCTGCCCTTATCTGAGATTTTCGTCACCCATCCGGAGAAGGTAGTCGAAGCACTGCCGCTCGTGTAAGACGCGGCGGTGTTAACCGTCACCGAAAAGGACGCACCAAGGATAGGCATTACTGACGTTTTCGCAATGAGTTCACAGGTGATGGAGGTCTTCCTATCGTCACCGCGCCAAGCAACCGTCAGGCCGTTTTCGTCAACGATAGTGGCCTCGGCGTTGAACTCACCGTCATTCGTATAACTTTGCACCACGGCGTTACTAACGGTGGTATTCGGCAGGGCGTAGATCGCGCTGATGCCTTCGACGATTGCGGCGCACATGGTATATCTATTGTTTTGGGGGTAAGGTTACGGCTGGGGGTTGACGACAATCAGGATGTCGTAGCCAAAGACGGACGCCCAGGAGCGTTCGTTTACCCCTTCGTCTTCGGACTGGGGGGTGACGTCATAGCAGAGGGCATCGCCCCCAGCCACAAAGACCGCCTGTATAGCCGTCAGGTCCTGCATCGCCCCGGCCACGGCAGCGCATCGGGCGCGGTGCTGGGCTAGGGTGTTGTCGTCGGCAGATGAGAAGACCGTGATCCGCGTACCGCAGGAGTAGTTACCTAACCCCTGGGGCAAGTCGTTAGGCGCTCGGGCAGAGTCGCAGAGGACAATAGCCTTGGGTAATACGTTAGTATCCGCACCGTCGCCGGTGTAGATATACACTCCAGCCAGCTCGGTCTGAGCTGAGAGGTGAGAAGCGATAGAGGCTTCTAGGATTTGTCGTGCACTTTTGGTTCCCATAAAGGTGGTTATTTCTTGCGGTTGGCTCGGGCTGTGGCGTCGCGTAGTCTTCCGGGCAAGGTGGCCTGAATCTGTTTAACGCGGTTGCCGTAAACAAGGTTCTCCATCCCTGCGTCCGTTGCAACATTGTTGATATTCCCAATCAGATTAGTGGCAGTCATAGACGTTGTCGTGGGCGTCTTTGTCATCGAGAACTGTCCCATGGCTGATCGGTTGGCGTCCACCCAGGGGGCATCGTATGCGCCGTAGTTCCGGGCTTTACCTTTTGAACTGACTAGCGGAGGGATTAGGCGCAGGGATGTAGCCCATGCGGCCTTAGTGTAGCCGACCTTCAGTTGGCGCTTGGCAATGTAAGCCTGCAATTCTAGCAGGGTTTTAACCATGTATTGAGGGCCACCTACAGGGGCGTTCTTAGGCCAGCGTCCACCGACCTTGGCTTTATACTTATCGTGGATGCTGCCTAGGTCGTTAGTCGGCCCTTCAATCGGGCGCATACTGCCATCTGCCCGGGCTTTGTTTAAATAGTTCTGGGCCTTGGCAAAGGCTCGGCGGGTGTCACTGTCTTGCATAATCTTACGCATGACTGGGGACAGCCCCTTGATATTCTTCTCGGTCGGCTGCAGGGCGATAAAGTCCATCCAAGACCGACCGCTAGGGCCAGTGCCCTGGACTGCGTTAATGACTTGCCGGAGGAATACGCCCTTTGACTTTACGCCTTGATCCATGGGAATAAAGATGCGCTTAACGTCCCTAGCCAGTTTGCCCATACCTGCCTTGTGGGCGGCCACGCTCAGGCCACGGCCACCGCCCTTGGGCATTGGAGGCGTGAAGGTCATGGCGTCCCGGAGCATCAGCCGCATCTGCTCGTTGGTGATAATGTCGCGCTCAACCCCAACGTCCTTAGCGAACTGGGCAATCGCCGCGTCAAAGTCGGCCCTGCTCTTAGGGTCAATGCCGCCTTCCTTTTTAGCCATTATTGGTTATCGTCTACGCACTCTAGCTCGATGACCGCGCTAGTTTGCTTGTATGACTGGCCCTTAATACGGAGGACCTGACCGTTAACCGTAAACTTCTTACCTTCGCCCAGGGCGGCGATAGGGACGCCCGAGGCGATGGTGGCGACCTGACCCCCAACCCGACCGTCAGAAGCCGTCCAAGGGGCCGTAGCGGCGGCGAAACGCACCGTCCACATCTTCTGGTCAACGAAGCCCCCAGAGTCGAACTTAGGGGTATTCATCGGGCGGGACAGTCCGACGAGGAATAGGTTAGCGCCGACCGTAGCCGGGACGCCGATATCAGCCAGGAGGGATTGAAAGTCGGGTAGAAACGTATCGTAAATGCTCATAGGGGGGAGGGTGGGGAATTGGAGATACAAAAAAGCCCCCATCGCTGGGGGCTGTTTCAGGCCGTCAGCCCAGATTAGGCGCTGTAGACGGAGGCGATCGTACCAGTCGTGATGCCCTTATTCGCACCGAACATCAGTT